TTCTTTGATTGGGTTGTGCAAGTCTTTCCTAGCATTTCCATGAGTGTCCGCCAAGGTCTTAAGAAGTCCGTAAAAGTTCATGCTATCCTCTTCTCATGGTACTGAATTAGCTCTTGAAATTGCGCTAGTAAATCTTCGTAGTCAGCCTTGTATCTCTTCACTGGTGTGGACTTCTTCAGGATCATGTCTTTTACAAAGTCCCTGCCGTACATATCCTCCATAAACAGGGTATAAGACTGAGCAGCAGACCCATGCTTCATTCCCCACATATTACAGGCCGCACACTGTGGGTGGACATTCTCTATCTCCAATGCCCAGTAGGATGAGTTGCCTTTCGGTATGAAATGACCGCCTTGCATCTCTTTGTAATGCTTAGTCACTCCGCAGGACACGCAAGAACAGTATCCGTTATCGTCCGATGCTGCCAATCTGGCTAATTTTTGTACAGCTTTGTAGCAATCCTGTTTTAACTGAGCCGAGGTTTTGGTCTTGGGTTTAGATTTCCGCTTGACCCTACGCTTCACGGCTCTAGTCATTTCCAGAATCTCCCATGCTTGAGGGCTAGTAATGTTTTCTCCGTTCTTCGCTGCGTTTTGCTGTCCATGTTGTTGTACCTCATCTTCAACAGAGCAACACTGAACTCCTTCTTGGTGACGGGATAAGCCTGTAAAGCTATCTCCACATCAACTGGCATTACATACTCATCCTTTGCTTCCATATAACCCAAGCCTCTTAGTGTAGTGCGAGGTGTACTTTCTGTGTAACTCTATTTGTAGAGCCACTAAGGCATTGTAGGTTTCCTTTACTTGCTTGTCATCAAGTTTATCCAAGCCTATCTGTAATTCATCAATGGCTTGGTGTATCACTTCCATCATGTCTTTACTCATAGCTATACCCTTGTTTTATTCCTGCTTTTCTACGTTTAAATCCAACCTCTATGTGTCGGCGCTTTGGTCTTGGACTACCGCCATGCTTCTTACGGACTACATATTTGTCCGCGAATGGAAAGACATAATAAATAACACGCTCCTCATTAGCACACCACTCCGCTTCTTCCAAGGCTTTTTCAAAATCAGTAAACACAATCATTTGGCAGGAAACGGAATGTAAACATTAAACTTCTCACTCAGGTGTTTACTTAGAACCTGATGAACCTTGTCGTAATCCTCAGTCCCCGCAGTAGAGGTAGAGTCTGTGCCTGTTACAGCCTCTTGTACTGGCTTCCACAAATACTGCTTAACCAATTCAGTAGTCCACGGAATCTCAACCTCCTGCTTAAGAGTCTTCTTCATGTCATAACCTGCGTCATTCAATGCCTCAGAAAGCATACGACAATATACATGAAGCGCATTGTTTTGTTTGTGCGTTCTGGTCTTGCCTGTCCTCCACTTCAAAGTCACATACCCTTTGGTGTCATACAGATGCTCTATGTGTTTAGTAAACACCTGTAGGCTGTGCTTATTATTCACAACCCAGAACTCTCCTTGCGGCATTTCCGGCACGTTATCCAAGTTTAGTCACCTCGTCCATGCTCATACCTAACTGCTCGCAGACTCCACGAAAGGTAGACACCAACATATTCTCCCGCGAGAGAAGATGAGAATAGTTTGCACGATCCATTCCTATCGCATCAGCTACAGTCCTGCGTAATATCCCTGTCTTCTCGTGGGCTTTCTTTATGCATTGTCCTAAGTGCATTGCTATCTCCTAAAGACGGGGGCTTTCGCCCCCTTCAGATTAAAACGGAATATCTTGACTTGAGATTGTTGTTTCTTCTTTTGCTTGCGGAACAAAGTCATCCACAGAAATACTAAGAAATGGATTGCCTGTCTTGGATGTCTTAATCCAACCTGCAATCTTGAACTCAGCCCCCTTGTAGTTAAAGCTACCCTTGTAGTCAGGCGCTTTCTCGTTAGTCTTATCAGTCTGCTTGAACAGAACCCCACGGTTAGTGTTATCGTATTCCATACCTATCTCCTATTGGAAAAATTTATCTACATTCTCTTTGATTAACTTAACAGTCTTGGTAACACACTTCTCCAACTCTGCTATGTACTCCTCGTCACGCTCCACACGAACGATCAGAGGTTTCATGTTGGGGTAATAAGACATGAAGTCCCACCACTCCCTGCCTGTAATCCACAGACATCCCATGACTTGCTGCTTATACTTTGAGGGGAGTGTATCTCCTCGCAAGTATTCAACGTGCGTTGAGGCTGCGGGGCATTTTATTTCCAACCCTCCGTCATCCCCTATGAGTCCGTCTGGACTCGCTCCTGCCTCTAGTGTGTCATGCATACAGAAGCCTACCTCATCAACCTTGTTGTCCGAAATAAACTCGTACATCCTCCTCGCTTCTGGCTCTAGTTCTGTCCCACGAGTCATGTGTTCATTCTGGTAGACCGGAGTTCTTTCGCCTGTCAAAACCTCGGCGACTAGCTGATTGATGTAAGAGTCAGCTTGAGTAGACCACTTCCCCTGAGTGGTAATGATCTTGCCGTACATAGAGGCGGAGGGAATGCCTAGCCTTGCGGCTAACCACTCATCCGTGCCTTGCTCGCAATCAATAATCCTCATTCTTAGCCTCCAGAATTTCAAACTCAACCAGATTAACTAGCCTATCAAGCTTCTGTGATGTCTCAATGGAGGCGTTAAGAATGTGAGAGATGCTTGCCTTTATCTCAGCAAACTTCTCTAGCTCGCGCTGCTCTTCTTCATCCAACGCCTTCTCTTGTGCCGACAAGTAACGCTCTAGGTCTAACATTACTGGGTCGCTCATAGTGCCTCCAGTTTTCTTTCAAGAATTTCTTTGGCGTTTTCAAACTTACTAGCATCAAGTAAATCAATAGACTCGCAATCAAAGACCCCGCAGAAACGCTCAATGTCTGACTCGGTTTTCTGGATCAGATCAGAGATGATCTTAGCTTGGGCTTTGGTTACAGTTTTAGGCGTAGCAGGTGCAGCAGGTGCAGCCTGTGTTGCAGCATTACCATCGTCATCCTCCGCAGGAATACCCGCGACAGCTTGAAGTGCATAGCGTCTCGCGTAGGTAATCGCCGAACCCGCAGCCTGTGCATCCATCTTCCCAAGAGGGATGAAGTAGTCCTGTTGTAACCACTCGCCTGACGAGTGCATCAGTCTGGTAGTAACCCCTACAGAACTCTCTCCGCTAACAGGGAATTGCACATAGCTCAACCCATTAGCCGCGAAGTGTGGCTTGATTGCTTCAATGACAGAACCAAGGTCTGCGTACTTTGATTTGTAGAATGGGTTGGAAGACCCTTTGATTGCCGCACCCATAGCACCTTGGGCTTGCGCCATAGCTTCGGCTAAGTTCTTAATTGATTCTGATTGCTTCATGTTATTCCCCTTTTAAAATGGTTTGAACTCTAGTATCTGTGCGTTCTGGATTTCGCCTATCTCATAGAGGCGTTGGAACTTTCTGTAGGCTGCAACTGCAATGTCTATATTCTGATCCAACACAAACCTTGCGTAGTCACGAAGGCAAGTAATGGCTTGCTCGTGGAACATAGCAATGTCGAATAGGTTGCCAGAATGCAGGGATTTGACTAGGTCTACCGCGAAGGTTTCGCAGTAAGCTTGTGTGTGGAGTGCCTGAATTAGGAAGTCAAAGCCTGACTCTCGTATGGCTTGACCCACGAACTCATCGGCAAGGTTATCAGGTAGGTCTAGCTGACCATTATGAACCCAAGTGAATACATCTTCGCGGCTTAAAAATCTTTCTATCGTTTGTAGTTTCATAATATCCCCTCCCAAGGAATGACTGTACTTTAAAACATAAACTTGTCTTCGTCAACACTATCATCAAAATAAAAATGTTTCGGTCTGCCTTCCTGCTCGGTTAGCTGTAAGCTATTGGAATGGAAGTAAAAATTATATCTTCCCTCCCAACTTCCGTGCCTTTGCTTGGCTACAATCACATGCTGATCGTAACTTTTTTCTAAATATTCCTGTTGTTTCTCGTCCAGTTCTACTACCTTCGCGAGTTCTTTTAGCTTGTGTCTTTTCTGGTTTGACGCAATCACTAACACGTTATCCGCGAGGTCGGAGATGGTTGATGCTCCTCGTATATCATGCTTGTCCCCGATGTAATCCTCCCCTGCGTTCGGGGGTTTTCTGAGGTGGGCAATCAGCATCACATGAATCCCCAAAGTCTTACAGGCGTGTTGTAATCGGTTGATAAAATCCGTCTCCCCATTGCGGTCATCGAACTTAATCCCGCACTTGGTAAGGGAGTCTATGACCATGTACTTGACACCCAATTCCTTCGCGCAGTAGTGGACTACCGCGAGGATTCTTGGTGTAGAAACTGTATCTAACTGGTCGTAAATCACTATGTTTTTGTCGGCAAAATCCGCGAACTGGTTGATAAACTCCTCGGAAGGGTCGCCATCCTTAGCCCCCGCAGACTGTAGGCACATCCGCCACAAGGTTTCAGAGGGTTTCATCTCAAGGGAGGCAATGCAAACCTTCGAATGCTTTGCCAAACCTAAGCATATCTGCCCGACTATCATAGATTTCTTCGCGCCATTCGCCCCTGCCACGATGGTCAGCTCGCCCTCTCTCA